GTGGAGCCCTCGATCTTCGCGAAGAACGTCCGCAGGGACGTGGCCGCGCGCGGCGCCGCGATGACCTTTGTGGCGCCACCCAGGGCCGCGAACGTCTCCTGCATCGTCGCGCCCGCCTTCGCGGCCGCCGGGGCCACGTTGCCAATGACGGACGACAGCTCCTGAATCGTGGTGATGCCGGGGACCATGCCGGAGAACAGCGCGTCGGCTGCTTCGCCACTGGATTCGAGGCCCTTGTCGAACGCGTTCAGCGTGCGCGCGAGACCGTCAAGGGTGATGTCCACCGTGGTGCCGCCAGCGATGGCCAGGTCCGTGGCCTTCGCCAGCAGGATCATGCTGGATTCGACGTCGCCCGTGGCGGACACAACCCCGAACTCCGCCTTGGCCAGGTTGGTCAGTTCCTGCCCGCTCTGCAGGGCCATGTCTCGAATCGCCAGCGACAGCTGCGGGATTTTCTCCGCCGCTTCGTCCGACAGCGTCCCCACCAGGGACATCTGCTTCTCGAACTCCGCGCCGAACGTGGTCACGGCCTTGGCGCCGAGACCCACCGCGGCCACGCTGATGAACTTTCCCAGCCCGACGAGGGCACCCTTGAGCGAGCGCCCCATGCGCTTGCTCGTGCCCTCCATGTGGCCGAATTTCTTGTCCAGCCGAGTCAGGTTGCCTTCGAGCGACCGCAGAGAGCGGGACGCCTGGTCCTTCACGCGGAGGATGTATTCCAGGTCGCGGTCGCCGGGCATGCCTGGGCCTTTCGTTAGTGGCGGGCCTTGCGCTTCCGGTCCGCCTGCCGCGCCTTCTCCGCGTTGATTTCGCCGAGCGCCGCGATCAACCAGGCGGACTGGTCCAGCCAGCCACCGGACTCAGGGAGCGACCCGTACGCCTCCAGCATGTTCGAGGATTGAACCGCTGACCAGGTTTCTGCGTCTAGCAGTCGCAGCGGGCAATCGAACCGGTGCCAGTCCGTGGGGGGGCCGCAGACCGGGTCGCCGTCCTTGTCCGTGACGCCGCAGCCTTCATTCAGGTGCGCGCACGTGTCCACGTACGTGGGCGTCTCCGCAGGCCCCAGAGCGCCGAAGCACTCCGGGGCGTCCGGGTCCTCTAGCTGGCAGGCGGCGCAGGGTCTTGCGCTTCGCGCTCCGGCTTGTCGGACAGCCCGTCGGATTTTCCCACGTCGTCCGCCGTCAGCTCGCAGCCCCGGTAGATGAACGCGGCCACCTCTTGCAGCGTGTCCAGGTCCATGCGCGCGAGGTAGGCCTGGGCGGCCGCGGTGGCTTCCGGGTCCGACTCGAACGCGACGGCCACCTGGTCGCCGTTCTCGTCTCTGCCCATGAAGTTGCGCCAGCCGCAGAGGCCCAGGAAGACCAGCATCTCGATGCGGTCGCCGATCCGCGAGTAGAGCCCCACGGTGTCGGTGTCGCTGTTCGTGGTGCACGCCTTGACCCGAAGGGCCTCGCGCGCCGAGAGCTGCCGACAGACGAAGACCGTCCGGGCTGGGTCGTCTTTGTCCAGGTGCTGGTCTTCGGCCAGAACGTATTCGAATCGCGCGTCTCGGAAGATTGCTCGGGCCATGTTGCCTCCGTGTTTCTAGGGGATTTCTCCCCTAGTAAACCAGAAGGCTCAGCTCCTTGTCCTGGTTCGTCGTGTTGCCGGGGAACCCGACGCCCAGGTCCACCACGCTGATGCCGTTGCGGTCGGAGTTTCCCACGCTGTCGATCTGGGTCTCCGGGCACACCGTCTTGAAGCGGTTTCCAGCAACGCTGCCGACGCCGAAGACCGTCTCGTGCAACGTCTCGCCCAGGTGCCGCCCGTAGAAGTCGAAGTTTGCAACCAGGTCCATCTCCGGGTTGAAGGTGCCGGTCGGGTTGCGGCCGGTGATGCGCGAGCTGATCGCGCCCTGGCTGGAGGACATCGACTCGCGCGGGTTCACGCTGTTCTGCATGTCGATGCTGTACTCGGTGCAGACCGGCGCGAACGCGTCGAAGGTCAGGGTCGCGCCCTTGAGCACCGGAGGGATGGTCGATTCGTACGTGATTCCCGACAGCAGGGCCGCGTCGGTGACCGGTTCGTAGACGCCCAGGAAGTCAAAGACCAGCATGCCCGGCTGGCCCACGGTGCCCTCGAACCGAACGTTTCCGCGCGCGCCCTTGATCGACTTCAAAACACCGTCGTGGAACATGGCCACCGTCAGCGACGGAATGGCCGCCGAGATCGGCTCGTACACGTTGCCGGATGCCGCCCCCGCCGCGTTCAGCACCGCGGTTGCGCCGCTGCTGCCTCCGGTCACGGTCTCGGTGTCGCCGAAGGTTCCGGCCGTCACGACAACGTAGACGTCCTCGGCGCTGGTGGCCGGAGCGACCACGCGCCCCACGCCGGTGCCGGAGCTGGTGATTGCTTCGCCATGCGTGAACGTGCCGGTGATCCCGGCGTGCGTCAGCTTCTCCACGACCGTCAGGCCGAAGCCGCAGGGCCGCAGCAGCGTGTCCCAGCTGGGAGCCGTCGCGGCCACACCGCTGCCGCGTAGTTCCACCGTGCACGTGATGCGCGCCAGCTCCACGCCCGCCAGCTTCGAGTGTCGGGAGAACGACGCCTGCACGATGTTGCGTTCGTGCATGCTGATGTCGGTGGAGAAGTCCAGACCGTCGTCCATCACCAGGTGCTTGGCGTCCGCGGACGCGAGCGATTCGGCAACCCCTTCGGTGCTCTCGATCTTCGCCGCAATCAGTCGCTTGGCTTGTAGCAGGGTGGTCATCTTGGTGCGCTCCTACGTGTTCAAGGGGTCGCCGTGTCCCGTTCGGTAGACGATAAGAACCCGCAGCAGAAGCTGGCTCCACGGTTTCGACGCTTGCAAGGCGAACCCCGAGGCCCCCTGGTCGAATGTGTTCAAGGCCAGACCGGCCCAGGTGTCGTCGGCGTACAGGGCGTTGCGGACGTCCGCCAGCAGCTGCTCCAGCTTCGTGGAAGCGCCAACGCTTCGACGAACCGACAGCCGCAGAGGGATCTCCAGCTCCTCCGTATCCTTGCCGAACGTGCCAGACTGCTCTAGTCCGTCTGGACTCTCCAGGCGGACCCACTGACCGACCCCGGCGTAGCCGTCGTCGGTCTCCACGACGGCCGCCACCGATGCCGCGCCCGCGATGGCCGTCTTGACCGCGTCCCGGAGTCGCTTCCGAATGGTGTCCGTCATCTGGTCCTCACGTCCGTGCGCGACGTCCGCACGCGCACTTGCGCGGTCATCTCGCACCAGCCCTGCGCCCGTATCGCGCGCAGCGCCGTGCTGCGGTTGTCCACCAGCTCAGTTGAGACGGCGAACCCGCCGCGGGTCAAGTCGGAGAGGACCGCCGTCCGAATGTCTCCGATGATCCGCTCCAGCAGGTCGCTCATGCTGTCGGACCTGCGCACCCACACCACCAGCGGGCAGAGCAGCAGGGCCTCCCGCTTGTCCACCGGCGTCTCGCGAGCCAGGAGCGGCTGTTCGTCCGGGAACGGCATCGACACCCACCACTGGTGCCCCATGCGCCGAGTCTCGTTCCGGGTCACACCGCCGATGCTGCCCTGGTACGTGCCGACCCAGACGTCCCAGGTGTCGCCGACGACCAGGGCCCCGGTGAACGTCACGGCCAGCGTGCCCCCGCTGGTGCCCAAAGCCAGCGGGCTGCCGCTTGTGACGACCACGCCCGCCAGCGACGCGTCTCCCGTCGCGGAGCTGGGCCACTGTTGCCGGACCATCACCGGCGTGCTGTCCACGACCGAGACCTGCGCCACGCCGCTGGCCCCGCCGGTGGTCACGGCGACCGTGTACCGGTGGGTCTCGGAAACTGTCGGGGATCCACCAGAGACAGGCGACAGCCCCACGCCGTTGCCCACGCCAGGCATCGGCGTGCTGACGCTCTGAATGCTCTGGAGCGACGCCTCCAGGTGACGCTGGGCAATCTCCCGGATCGGCAGGCCCGCGAACAGGTCCACCGCCCCGAGCAGCGCGGAGGACGCGGCGGTGGCCACCACCCCAATGATGGTCACGCCAGGAATGAGCAGGATGGCGCCGGTGACCGCCTGCGACGCTGCGCTACCCACGGCGCCCGATACCACCACCGGGCCCCGGATGACGGCCCCAGGGACCGCAGACGCGGCCACCTGGGCCATCTGGCCAGCTACCAGCTGCGGGTCGAGCACCAGACCGACCACGGCGGAGCTGGCCACGCTCGCGGCCACGTCGCTGACCGTGACGGCAGCCAGCGCCACGGCCCCCGTGATGGCGGAGCTGGCTGCAGCCGCCACCGCACCGCTGATGACGGCCGCCCCGGCCACCACGGTTCCGGTGATGGCAGAGCTGGCGGCCGCTGCCATCGCGTCGCTGACCGTCTTCGCGGCCGCCACCGTCCCCGGGACGGCCAAGGCCACCACCGCGGCCACCACGCCGCTGACGAGCTGCGGGTCGAGGGCGGCGCCCGAGACAGCAGAGGCCGCAGCGCTGGACACCACGTCGCTGACCGTGGCGCTGGCGTCTGCCGACACGGTCCCGGTGATGGCCGACGCGGCGACGGCCGCCACCACGGCGCTGATGGTCTGCGGATCCAGGACAGAACCGACCACGGCAGAGCTGGCCACGCTGGCCACCACCCCGCTGATCGTCTTCGCGGCCAGGACGACGCCCGGGACAGCAGACGCGGCCGCAGCCGCAACCGAGCCTGCGACGAGCTGCGGGTCCTTGACCAGGCCCGAGACCGCAGAGCTGGCCACGCTTGCCGCCACGTCGCTGATCGTCTGCGGGTCGCCCACGGCCCCCGTGATGGCGGAGCTGGCTGCAGCCGCCATCGCACCGCTGATGACCTTCGCGGCCAGGACGACGCCGGGAACAGCAGACGCGGCCGCGCTGGCGGTTGCGCCGCTGACGAGCTGCGGGTCGCCAATGGCGCCCGTGACTGCGGAGCTGGCGACAGACGCCACCACGTCGGACACGACAACGCCAGAGCCTCCACCGGTGTCGGCCATCGTGTCGAGGTTGATGGCCCAGAGCCCCACCCATCCGGCCTGGACGACGACGGACGTGTGGCCCTGTGATCCAGCCAGCTCGGTTGCGCTCACTCCGAGGTCATCGCCGGACGCCAAACCCTGGAAACCAAGCAAGCTCGCCGACCACCCGAAACAATCTTGGGAGCCGCCCTCCCCCCGCAAGTAGCTGCCGTTGACGGAGTCGGCGTCCTCAGCTCCGTTCACCGTGATGTTGGCGTATCCAGTGAACCGAGACGAACTCGTCACCGACGCCGAAGCGCCTGAAATGCACGCGCCTACCAGGGCGTCCATGGCCTGCTCGGCATTGACTCCTACGTCGCTGGCCCGCGAGAATGAACCCGAGTCGGCGAAGTCAACGTCGGCGACTTTCACCGCTTGAATGTCCACCGGACCGGTGGTGGCGATCTCTTGCGAAGTCGATCCCGTGCTTCGGAATACCTCGCATCCGTCGTTCAGCTCCAGGAACACCATGACGTTCATCGCGTCCGAAGGTGCACTGCCATCGACGTTGGTTCCGCCCTCGTTGTTCGCGACTCCGTCACCTCGGTAAATCGAAAGCTCTACGTCGATGTCCGTGGTGGCACGGTCGATAACGGTGGTGAAGAACTGGCCCGCCTCGTCGTTCGATGAGTTGCGGTAATAGGCGTAGCCCTTGGCGTGGTCGGCGAACGCGCCATCAACCTCGAAGCCGCCCCAGCGTTGCGTTCGGATCGAACCCGTTCCGCTTCGGTAGTACGAACCGAGGCAGAGATACCGCTTGTTGGCGCCAGCCAGCGTCACGACGTCGCTGGCTATCGTGATGTTCGCCCCGTCTGACCCGGTGAACCCGGTCACTTTGGTGGGCGTGGTCCCGCCGTAGAGAGACGCGGACCCTGACGAATACGCTGCCCAATCGGAGTAGAACAAGGGCACGACTTGAACTTCGGACCGAACGGTTCCACCTGTGGGAATGTCGCCGTCACGTGTCCATTCGAAGTCGAAGGTCGCCGAGGCGGAAGGGTTGTCCACAAACGCCCAGACGCGGCAGTACGAAGTGTCGTCGCTGGTCTGGCGATTGTATCCGCCGACGATGCCAGAGAGGAACGTCCCGGTTCCGCTGTTCTGCACCCACTGCGCCTGCGGGTTGCAGCGCCCGTTCGACGTGTCCACGAACTCGAACGAGGCAATCAGCAGGTAGCCGTCGGCGAGGCCGGAAGACGGCAGGGTCAAACGTGCCGACGCGTCCGTCCACGTGTAGGCGCTGCCGTCGTTCCGGTCCTCGGTTCCGAACAGGCCGCTCGGCGACGTCCAGAGCGTCGTCGGAATGAGCGACGTCGAGCCGCCGGACCACTTTCCTAGGTCTGCCATGAGGACGCGCCCAGGGCTACGTCAGCCGCGCGATGAAGTCTTCCAGCGTGATGCTGACCGTGGACGACTGATCCGAAACCAGGTCGAAGTACATGTAGAGCTGGCGGTTGGCCTGCGTGGCGTTGTCGTCCGTCATGGCCATGTATCGGGCGCCGGAACCGCTTGCCGGAATGCTCGTTCCGCTGACCGTGTAGACCACGTCAGCCAGCTGGATCTGGCCGTAGTCGCTGCCGTCGTTCTGGGACGGTGCGTCGAAGCCAGAGGCGCTGGAAGGGATCGCCTCACCGCCCGTGGTGTAGCCGTCACCTGCAGCAATCTCATTTGCCGAGAGCGCTGCCCAGGTCGCGTGGTCCGGGTCCGGCGTGTACGTCGCCAGCAGGAGCGGCGCGTAGAAGTTCACGGGCGCGGCCGTCTGCTCGGTCGCGTGCTGCAGGACCAGCATTTTGCCTCGGTTGTACCAGCCGCTCGCCATAGGTCACCTCACAGGATTTCGCGGACCTTCACGTTGATGCGCCACACGTCCGGGGCTTCGTATCCGTACCGCAGGGCATCTTCCAAGAACTCGACCGAGACTTGGGCCCCGCCCTCTGGTGGTGTCAGCAGCGTGCTGCCTGCTCCGCCGTTGGCGTTGTCCCATTCGGTCTCCAGCAGAGCTTTCTCCGCGTCGGTCATCATGTCGGCGGAGAGGACCCACGTCCTACGTTCGACCGGCTGCAAGCGGTCCACGTGGTTCGGGCCGCTGCCCACTTCCTCGATCGTGCCCCAGTCGTGCTCGGTCTCCGGCTCCAGCTTCCAGGTGATCTGGTCCAGGCCTGTCGGCATCAGACGAACCTCCCGTCCGTCCTACGGACCCGCGCCTTTTCGATGACGCCCGGGGCGTTGGTCCCGCGGCGCCCGGTCAGGGCCCACCGCATCGACGCCACCAGCTGCCCGTCGTCGCTCATATCGTCCCACACCTTTGCGCTCGGGATTCGCATCGGGCGCATTCTGGGACTGGACGGCGCGTCTGGGTCGTCCGTGTGGAGCAGAACGTACGGGACGTTGTTCCAGACCAGGAGCATGAGGCCCGCGCCCTGCGGGATGACGAGCTGGTGCCAGCCGCGCGCGCCGTGGCCCGTCACGCGGTTGACGCCGGGGCGGCCCGACATGAACTCGCGCACCATGGTGCGGATGTACCGCTGGCCGTGGGCCATCAGCGCCCGGCGGAGCAGCGTCGGCATTCCCTTGCGGCGACGGCGCAGACCCGAGATTACGGTCTTGAAGTTCGAGCTGATGCGCAGCTCGGTCATTACCAGAGCCCGTACGCGTCACGCTTGCGGCGCGCCACCATCTCCAAGGTGGGCTGCAGCATCTTCAACGGGTAGGACTGAATCGTGTCCGCGCCGGTCGCTCGTTGCTGGAACGACAGGGCGTCCCGCCGCTGGTACAAGTCCACGATTTCGAGAATCGCGGCGTGCTCGATGTCCGGGAACGCGGCCACCAGCGCGGCCGTGTTGGTGCCCATGCCGCCCGTGTAGGTCACCTGCATGACCTGGCGGCCGATGGCGCCCACGCTCTCGAACCAGGCCACGTGGTCCTCGGGGTCGGCGATCGGGGCCACGTAGAGGTCGGTGTCCCATGCGGTCGCGCCCGCGAAGTCACGCGTCGCGCTGAACTTGACGGAGGCAATGGACGCGATCGGGAATCCCTTGAAGCTGAACAGGCTCTGGTCCATTTCGACGTCGCGCACCACGGTGCGGGCGGTCTCTTCGGTCCACCGATCGAGCAGCGTCTCGAAGGACGCGGACACGCCCGCGATGAGCCGGTCAATCGTGTCGTGCGTGGTCGTGTCGGAGCCGTCAATCGGCAGCATCTCCAGGACAGCATCGCGGGTCGTCACGTCGATGGGCAAGGGCGGTCTCCGCTACGAAAGAACGGGGCGCCGGATGGCGCCCCGCCGGGGTGGGTTACTGGGCAGCAGGGCAGGCCCTACTCGTAGACGTTGAAGACCGGGGCCGGGCTGTTCACCGGCTCCTGCTTCGGGTTGAACAGGACGCCGACAACGCCGAAGTCGGCGACGCCGCCCGCCGGGGTGCCCACGATGCTGATGTAGCGCTTGCGGGGCGCCAGGAACAGGACGCCCCAGTACAGGGTATCGCTGGCCAGGGTGCCGAAGTCGGTGGCCACCGGCAGCGCCGCGCTATCGGAGCCGTCGGCCAGGTCGCCCTGCTCCACGACGATGGTCAGCGTGGAGGCAATGGTGCCGATGTTCGCCAGCAACATCAGGTGGCGGTAGCCGCGGCAATCGATGGTCGCCTTCTCGGCGGCCGCGGGCCACGCGTCTGCCTCAAGGATCCTGATGGGTTTGGCCATGAAGGCCGGGGACTTGACGGACATAGAGAACTCCAGGTCGTCCCGGTCTGCGCCGGGTCGCTGCCCGGGATCTACCGGGCGGTCGGTGGTGGGTGACCGGCGGAAGTTCGCCGGTCACCCACGTTGGGCTTCGTGTCAGTCGCTCCCGTCAGGGAACGGACGGGCTAGCCGTCCTTGAGCGCGTCGCTGGCCAGGGCCAAGGCCTCGGGGCGGCGCATCAGTCCGTCGAACAGTCCCTCGACCACGAGCCAGGTCTGGTCCTTGAGGAACGCGGAACCCAGGGTCCCGTTGCCGGTCTCGTTCGAAGCGCGGAAGCGAATTCCGCCCCACTGTCCGATGATGAGCTGCGACCAGAGAGCGAAGAACACGTACGTGCAGATGCCCGTCGCGGTGCCCTTGGTCAGGTTGGTGGGAATCGCCGTGGTGGTGGCGTACGGGTAACCCAACAGCGACGCCACGGCCTCATCGGAGACACCCGGGATCGTGTACGGCTGGCCGCTGTCCAGGCCCTGGGAGCTGAACTGCTCGACGCCTTCCTGCTTCAGCTTGCGCTTGACGCGCGGGTGGAACAGGAACCCGGCGGAGTTGTCGATGTTGAGGTCGGCCTCCTCCAGGAGCAGCTCGAACTCGGGCACGTCGCGGATCTTGAAACGCGCGCCGTTGGTGCCGAACGGGTGGGTCAGGATTCCGCCGTCGTTGATGATGCCGAGCGGCGCGTCTTCGGCGCCGGAACCGAAGAGGATTCCCTCTTCGACCTTGAGCGCCAACGCGGCCGCCATGTCCTCGTTGATGATGTCGCGCACGGCCTGCGGAGACCAGCGGAGCAGGTTGTTGGCCACGGGCACGAACGAGCCGCAGCGGTGCGGGTCGAGGTAGCGCAGCTTGAACTTCTGATCGCTCACCGCGAACTCGTCCTGCTCGCCATACCAGGCGGCCGAGGCCCCCTGCGACATGCCCGGAATGGGCAAGCGGTGGCCGGTCAGGCCGGTCATCACGCGGGCGCCGAGAACCTTCAGCACCAGCTTGGAACGCAACAGACCGATCCAGTCCGAGATCGCATCGGACGGAACGAGAACGCCGCCGGTCTCGTCGTCGGTCGTGCCCATCGCGCGCTGCATCTCTTCGATCTGGCGCCGGTGGTTGGTCCGGGTCTGCTGCAGGACATCCTTCTCGAACCCGGCGTCCTCCCACGCGTCGTCCATTCCCGCGGGCGTCTTCGCTGCGCGCTCGCGGTACAGGGCCGAAGCGACGCGGCCGAGATCGAACTCGGTCCGCTGCTTTTCGTCCATGCCCACGGGGGCGTCGAAGCGCGCCAGCTTCTCGGCGATCTCGCGCAGCTGCGTGGTCTTCTCTTCGAACTGCTTCTCCAGCTCCGCCAGGCGGTTGCCGTTGGCAGCGCTCTCTTCGCGCAGCGGAGCAATGTCCACGGTGAAGGCGGACTTCATGTCGCGCAGCTCGTTCAGGGCTTCGTCGAGGGCCTTGTTGCCCGTGTTCGCGTCTTTGTCGGTGTCGATGGCCACGGTGTGGGGTCCTTTCGCTCTCAGATTTCCAGCAGCCCGCGCTTGAACGCGTCCAGCTGCTCGTCGGTCGGTGCCCCGGACTCCCCACGACTCACAACGGGCGTCGGCTCAGGAGGCTCTCCGCTGGGTAGCCCCGCGGTATCGTCGGGGGCGTTGGGATTGGCTTCCGGGTCCGGGCCGCCCGCGGGCGATCTGGTCTGGCGCTGCTCGATACGTTCCAGACGTTCGAGGATTTCCCCAAGTTCCGGGTGGTTGCAAGTCCCGTCGGCCGAGCGCTTCGTCGCGTACATGTTGCTGGGGACCGAGACGGCAGACAGCTCGGTCAGCTCCCATTTCTTGAACACGATTCCGCGCTCGGAGATCCCCCACTGGGCCCGGTCCTTGTCGGTCATTTCGTCGCCGAACAGCATGCCGTCGCGTGGGATGCGGAAGCCGATCGAAGCGCCGCGGAGGAAGCCCTTGCGGTATCGGTTCAGGTAGGACCGCGCGACCCGCTGCCAGTCGTCGTCCTCTTCGGGCGTGTCCGCAACATCGAACCGGACTCGGAAGATCGTCGCGGGCACTTCCACCATCTTGCGGACGCCCGGGACCCGAACCTTGATCTCCTCGATTCGCCAGCTATCCGCCATTCCGAGCGGCAGCTCTCGCCCCGCGTGCTGGCGAAGGAAAACAGGGTTGGCCTTGTAGCGCGCGTCGTCCATTCCGCGCTGGACAAAGACCGTCTCGTAGCTGTCCACGGTCTGGGCGCTGCCCACAATCTCGATGACCGGCTCGTCTTCGTCAGCGCCGACCGCGCGAACCATCGGGACCATGCGGTGCAGGATGAGATCGCCGTCGGGGCGGGACTCGAACGGCTGGAGCTGGCCGCCGAAGTCCCGCAGCTCCCAGCCCTCTGGCAGAGTGTTGCGGCTCAGGGTCGGCGGGTTCGTGTTCACCATGCGGGCCTCCTTTGGCCTGCGCATCGTGGGCCGGGGGCCGGGTCGGCTGCTAGATCCCGCCGACTGCAAGCGCGACGCACCGGCAGTTGATAACCTCGGCAGCTGGCGCGCCCACTTCCATTGGATAGAGCAGACCGTTGCTGAACCGCTGTCCGATCGGGACGACTTCGCCGTCGAGGTTGCTATGCGATTCGCGCGTCGCTTCGTCCTGGAACGTGGACCATTCCTGGGACTTGACGCCCTCCAGCTCCATGGCCACGTACCGGCCGCCGTTGACCGCGTCCCCGGCCTCCGTGCGCGCGATGGTCTCCGCCCGCTTCGTGGCCACGTTCATGCTGTCCTTGACCCGTCGCTTGAGCTGGGCCACGGTCTCGTTCGAGCTGACGCCCTCGCGGATGGTCGCTTCCAGCTCCTCGCGCAGCGTGTCCGTGACGTTGCGAACCTGCGACGTCTTCCGCTCGATGAACGCCCGCACGGTCGGGTGCTGGTCGTTCCACACCTTCAGGGTCGTGTTCAGCTCGACGGCCAGGGTGTCGGCCGCCGAATCGGCCGCGCGTTCGTACAGGTCGCCCATCGACGCCACGAACTCGTTCTCCAGCTCCAGCAGCTCGTCGAGCGGCTGGCCGTCGGCGCGGCCTTCGAGTTCGTCCAGGGAGTCGAGCACCAGGCGCCGGACGTCGCGCATCCAGGTGGTGGTGATGCGCCCGGCCTGGCGTTCGTAAGTCCGGCGCATTCGATAGATGCGCGCCAGGTTGCGCGAGCGGTTGCTCCGATCGAACCCGCGCGCGGCCGAGCCGTCCATGCGTAGGTCTTCCGCTGTCGGGTCGTCCCGCTTCGGGGCCGTGCTGGAGGTCGCGGCGGGGACCGGCTTCTCGTGGGTCTTCGGGTCCTGCTGCACCGATAGCGGCGCCATGCTCACCTGGATCATGGGGACGTCGCCGCCCTCCACGTCGGGGATCTCCATGTTCAGGTAGGCCATGGCGTCGTTCACGGGCACCGACGAAGTGACCAGCTTCACCAGGGCGTCGACCTTGTCCTGGACGCGCTTCAGCACTTCCTTCACGACCGACGTGTCGAACGCCAGCCAGAGCCCGCCGTACCGGCGGCCGAGACCGACGCGCGGGTCGTTCCACGCCTCCTCCAGCTCTTTCATAATCGGGACCAGCGTCTGGAACCAGAACCCCGCGTTTGCACTCAGGCCGTTGCTGTACGTCTGCTCGGATGGGAGCGCGATCTCGGACTCGGGAACGCCCAGCACCGACAGGATGGTGAGCCGGGTCCAGTCCATGACCCAGCGCAGCTCCATGTCGACGTGCTTCTGGGTCGGCACTTCGTACGTCAGACCAGCGTCCAAGACCGCGGTCTTGTTCGTCTTCCCAGCGCCGCCGTGGCGGGCAGCCCAGCCATCCAGAAGCAGCTTTTTCTGCTTGTTGCCCAGCGAGACCGGCGCCTTCAAATAGCCGCCCGGGTCCGCACCGTTGGCGAAGTACGAATTCAGGTAGGTGCGCGCGTACCAGCCGATCTGTCCGGTCTGCGCCAGCGTGCCGGTGGTGGGCAGGCCGCGGACCGGATCGTCTGGGTCCGGGTCCTTCGCCTGGATCAAGGCCTCGAACGGCAGCGGCTTGCCGTTCAGCAGCCAGTCGAATCCGAAGCCGCGGCCATGCTTGCGCGTCGTGAGGTCTTTCCGTTGGTGCATGGTGAACATGACCGGCTGCCGCTCCGCGCTGGACAGCGGTCCGAACGCGGCGCCGCGGAGCACCATGTTGGTCTCGCCGTCCAGGACCAGCCCGTGGACCGTGAGCCGCTTCCAGTCTCGCGAGGCGGTCCACGGGTTCGGGTTGGAGACCAGGCGCTGCAGCTCTCGCGCGGCCAGGCCCTCCGCGGGCTTGCGCGTCTTCGGGTCGGGGCCGTCATAGACCACGAGCGGAACGGCGCAGATATTGGCCTGGATTGCGCGGATGGCAGCGCGCGCCGTGGGGTCCTGCTTGAACAGGTTACTCAGCCCCTTGGTCTTCGTCGCGTCTCCCCAGAGGCGCAGAAACCCCATGGCGTCCAGACCGGAAACTTGGGTCGGGCCGTGTGCTCGCGCTCCGAGGATCATTTCACTCTCCGACGTAGACCGAGGGCCGCGACATGCCGCGGGACCTGATGTAGTTGAGGATGCCCAGCACGATGACGCCTTCGTCGTGCGCGCCCTTCTCGGCTTCGTAGCGGTCAGGTCTAGCACGCCGCTCGCGCAGCTTGAACGCCTGGAGGTCCGCAAGGATTCGCGGGTCGTTCACGCGGAAAGTGAATTTCCCGTCCGCTTCGCGCAGCGCCATGTCCAGGTCTTCAAGCATGACGGGGCGCGTGGCGTTGTCCGTCGGCCAGCCGAAGTCGGGGTCGTACCTGATGTTGGTTCCATCGACCCGCGCGTGGCGGTAGATGTGATGGTAGCCCATCACCCGGCGCGCGTAGACCAGGCCCGCGCGGCCCGGTCCAAGGTTCGACTCCGGCGCCCAGAGGGCCTCGTGGTACGGAATGCAAAGCCGCCGGATCGACAGCTCGGTGAAGCTCTCCGGCTCGTAGTTGCCAGCCAGGACGGCGACCACTTCGTTCGACTCCACGTCGAGCACCACCGACATGGACGGGTCGCCCGTCGCGCGGCCCATGCCGAAGTCGCTGGCCACTAGGTAGTCCCGGTCCGGCTGCGGCGGAGAGTAGAAGCGGAGATTCCCGTTCAGCTGCGGCGCCCACTTCCCTTCCTGGATATGGGGCCGCGCGATTCGGGTCTGGTGGGCGATGGCGTCCTGGTCGAAGAACGCGGTGCCCGGGGCGATCCAGCACGAGACGTCGTCCTCTGGATATTCCTGATAGAACAGCCGCCGCAATTCGCGCTGTTTCGCGCGTCGCCAATGAATGCGCTTTCCCCATTCGTGCTTCGGGATCTTGGCCAGCTGGAGCCGTCCAATCTCCTCGTCGGTCAGGGTGTCGAGGACTTCCTGGAGCGGTTCCCCCTTCAACCCGTGAGTCATGCACGCGCGAGTCTGCCAATGGGTTATGAGAATGCGCGCCCAGTCGTTCTCGCCGCGCTTCGATCTGGTCCAAAGATCGTAGGCAATGTCCCCCGTTCCGTCGGGCGTGAAGAGGCACCAGAACGGCGCGTAACGGAAAGCCGGAAGGACGCCGCCCATCAGGAAGCGCTGCTGGTCTTCGATGGTGACCAGGTTCTCGGACACGCGCGGGATTTCGTCCCAGAGGCCCTCGGCAAAGCCCTTGCCGCGCACGCCGCCGATGACCGACGCGAACCGCGTCTGCATCTTGCTGCGCGTCTCCAGGAAATCCATCCGCTGGAAGTTCTCGGGGTTGCGCAGCGTCAGCCGAACGCTGTCCGGGAGCCGGTCATACATACCGCGCGCTTCGTTGAAGCCCTCCAGCGTGTCGGGCTTGTTCGCGTTGATGTAGAGGAAATTTCGGTTCGTCTCGGTCGAGGCGCGTACCAGCTGACGGCACAGCATCTTGGTGGTGAATCCCGCGCGGCGGGGCTTGATGATGAGGCCGCGGGCTTGGGTGTGCAGCTCCCGCGCTTGCGCCTGCGCGCGCTCCAGGGCAACGACGAGCAGCTTCTGGGCTTCGTTGTCCAGGAACGGCAGCTCCTTGCCTTCATCGGTAACGATGTTGCAGTAGCGCTCCTGCCATTCGTCGATGCTCCGGCCGCCGCGAGTTCTGGAATCGCTGTCCACCAGCGGGGGCATCAGGCCCGCTCGCCCATCTTCGATCGATAGAGTTCGCGGCGCAGGCGATCGACTTCCGATTCCCCGGTGTCGCCCTTGTCGCGGCCGCCGACGTTCAGGTTCACGACGTGGGTGTTGGTGTCGCCGCCACCGCTCCCGCGGCCGCGCTGCGGTTCATTGGATAGGCCGCAGATCCGCAACATGCCCATGGCAATATCCGCGCGGACCTTGAGTTCTGGGCCGCCGAACTGGCCGCGCGGGTCGAGGCATTCCTCCGCCAGCTTCATGGCCGAGTCGGCCAGCTCCGCGAGCCGTTCCGAGACGCGCTCCGCGTCCGACAGGAACGCGGCGACGGACCGCACCAGGCGCCGCATGACCTTGTTCACCTTGGCGGGCGGGGCCCGGGTCTTTTCGTCGGACGTGTCGGGTCCCAGGGTGTCGCCGCACCAGGTTTTCCCGCGCAGCCGGGTGGTCCCCTTGAGGATGGGGAACGCCTCGATCGCTGTCGGCTCGCGACCCAGCAGCCGGGTCATCTGGAGGATCTGCCGGTAGCGCTCCAGCTCCTCGCCGGTCGGCGCGTTGGTCTCGGTCACCTTGTCGTCCTTGCCCTTGGTCTCGGGGACCACCGGCAGCACCAGCGGGTTCGACTCGAACAGGGCCTCCAGCTCCGGGCTGTTCCCGATCCGTGGCAGCGGTTCGTCGTTCATGCCTTGGTGCTCCTCTTCGACTTGGCCCGCGGCGCGGCGGGCGCCTTCGTGTCTCGGACGTGGGCTTCGATGATCTCAACGGCGACGGAGGCCAGCTCGCCATTCGGCAAGATCAACCGCGCGAGTTTCAGCATGCCGAACAGATCCCCAACGGTGGAGACCGGAACGCGCGCAAGCGTGGACAGCTCGACGAGCGGCGGGCGGACGTTGGCCCACGCCCAGGACCAGAGCGCCCGCGGGTGCTCGGGCGGGTCGCCCTCCGGCAGCTGCCAGACCGGGCACGCCCGGCGCCACGCGACACAGAGCCGCATTGCCGTGACGTCCCCCACGAGCATGACCGCGTCCGAATCCTGCGCGGCTTCGGGGCCTTCACGGAACAGCTGGAGGGTGTCTGGCTCGCTCATGCTGCGGCCCATCGTGACCGCCGAGAGCCCGAAGGAAGAATCTTCACGAAATTTCAGACTCCCCCCTTGCGTCGCGCCAGTCTGGCGGTTACGGTTCGGGGGCAACGAAGAACAGCCCGCAAGGGCACAACGCCAGGAGGCAACCTTGTCCCACGAAATCGAAACACGTAACAACCGCGCCCAGATGTTCAGCGGCTCAGGCCAGACCCCGTGGCACCGCCTCGGCCAGGTCATCCCCGGCACCGCCACCAGCGGCGAAGCGCTCGAACTCTCCGGCCTGGACTGGAACGTCCGCTGCGAGCCGATCCAGCTGGAGAACCCCGAGTGGAAGGGCCTCGGCCTGGACCGCTTCCGCGCGGTCATCCGTGAAGACGACGGCACCGCGCTGGGCGTGGTCGGTAAGGGCTGGAAGCCGCTCCAGAACCGCGACACGCTGGCCATCGGCGACGCGCTCTGCGAGAACGGCGCGCGCTGGGAGACGGCGGGCAGCATGATGGGCGGCCGCCGCGTCTGGGCCCTGATGCGCTTGGACGAAGACGCCAACGGTGTCGAGGTCATCAGC